AGTTGGAGACAAAAGGCTTGCTCCCAGTGTTCCCAGACTTGTTCCTAGGTCGTACCGCATGGAGGATTTCAAAACGTTCAAAAGGCTGATCGTCTACGGCTTTCTTGATCTGATCCGATAGAGAGTTTCCGAACTGACGATAGAGAGACCGTGCGGTGTCCCAGAAGGTTCTGTAAACAGCATCTACCCGTCCGAATTTATCTTCTGCAATGTAGCAGTTTCCCAAGAAGTAAGACCGGAAGATCGGTCCTACGGGAGGTTCATCGACTACCATCATGCACCCGGTTCCGAATCCAAGAAGATCCAGATAGAATTCGTGCATCGAAGAATGAAAGCCACTCTGGGGAGAGTTGAAGACTGATGTACATCTTCTCGTTGCTTCCTCTAGCCAGACTTGGACTTCCCGATCCTTCATCAGTTCCGAGTCTTCGGTCTCCAAGGCAAACCAAGGGACCGTATTGGAAGTCAGGGTATTGTGCAGACCAGAGGCTGCTCGGACCAAAGAACGGACTGCTGTCGATTCGTAGATCCGGTCTCTTCTCTGTTCTCCCGGTGCTCGATAGCGATTCGTGAAATCTGCTTTCCGGGGAATCATCAACTCGGCAATATCCTGCCACTGGTTCTCCCAGTTCCCCCGATCCCCCCGGAGTGCTTCAAATTCTTCAACTAGGTTCATAGTGCTCTCGCATATCTTCTGCGATTAAACGGATCTTTTGCTCCCGTCAGGATCGTGTCTTCTCGTCCATATCGGTTCAGCATCAGTCTACGAATCCTGCGGAGTCTTTCCTCTTCGGTCAGCTTATCGGCCTTGGTGGTGCTCGTTTCAATGTTCCCGAAAGGATCATCGTTGCCTTCATAGTCCTTTGCATCCAGATCAGCACTAGGTGGCTGAGCAGCAGCCGGGTTCCCCTCTGCTGTCCCTGGGTTCAACATCATGCCTAGCGCTTCAATCTTTGGCGTATACTTTTCAAATTCATGGACTGTTTCCTGGGCTAACTTTACGGCTGGATAATTCTCTGTGTAGAACTTTGCTACATCATTGACCACAGGCATTACTTTGTCTTCTACATAGGTCGTTACCTGATCTGCTGCATTTTCCAAAGTTGGGTTGCTTTGACCTCCGGAGATTGAAGAACCTGCTTGAACTGCGGCTTCCTGGAGATTGCTCCCTGCTTGAACTACGGTTTCTTGAATCTTTGTACCCGTATTGATCGCTTCCTGCTGTAACTGAGTTCCTTGTTCAACTGCAGACTCCTGCAACCCTTGGACACTGATCTTCGTTAAGTCTTGGTCCGTATTTGGTCTAGGCACATTGACGTCTTGAATCGCTTCCACTACAGGTGCTGCTAGATCCTGGTCCAAGTTCGGTGTGGGGATGTCGATGTCAAAATTCCCAGAAATACCACCAGAAGTATTCAGACTCGGAAACCCATAGTTTTTGCCACCAGAACTGGTATTTCCTGTTGCTTGATCGACTGCGCTTTGTGCCTGACTCTGGATACTATCGATAGCAGCATCGGTTGATCGTTGGGCATCTTCGATAAATTTCGGTTTACTACACACGTTCTGCTCCTATAAAAAATTGACTTCCAATCTGTTGACCACCTTGACGCTGAAGAAACTTATGTACTCTCTGGAAATCAGATTCCGGAGACCGGAAGGTTCCGTAAAAGAAAGGTAGATTGACTTCCTTCGCTACGGACTTCGCTACCTTGTAGAGTTCAAAGGCTGTTCTGCTCTTCCGAAACTTCGGATTGACGTAAACATAGTATTCATAGAGTGCCAGATCATTGGTGTACCAGTGACTTTCCACCCTCAGACCCATGTGGCCCTGGAGAATCCCCTCTTCGGTTCTCTTCAGAACAATGTGGTGCTCAATTGAGTTCGATAGAAAGGAAACACACTTCTCTTCATCCATCTTTCCAAAGGGAGCCATCTCAACATACATCTCTCTCAGGTCTGCCATCAGGGAATCAACATCCTCTAAAGTACATCTCTCAATCATCGAACAGCCGATGGGCTTCTTGCTCCTGAAGTTAGAATCGTTCTCTTATAGTCTCTACGAACTCCCCGTTTGAATGGATCTCTTTCCACCTCCAGTTCCTTCATCAGCCCAGGGACCATCTCGTTGATCTGAGAGAGTTCTGCTGAAGAGGATTCCATCGTGCTTCTGTATTCCGATAACCTCGGCTCAAAGGATCGATAGTTTGTTTGGAGTCCCTCATACGTTGAAAGAAGTGCATTGTAGGCATCTAACTTCTGCTGAGTCCGGTTACCCTGGAAGTCATCGTAGGCCGCTTTGACCTGGGGTTCAAAAGCAACTGCTTCATCATAGGAACTTCGGTACTGAGGATAGAGGCTCTGGTAACTCTCCTGTGCAGTGGTTCCCTGTTCCTGGACGATTCCGAATCGGTCCCTCAGTTCCTGAAGGCGTTGTCTGGGGTTGTATGCTCTGGCCATGATTTCCAATAAGAGAATGGGTCAAAAGAAGTGTCTCGGATAGAACCTTCAGCAATCATCACTCTGGGTCTCCAGGTCCGAACTGTTGCATAACGGAGAGACTGTACGGCATATCGGGTTGCAGACATCAGGTCATCGTTTTTTCTGACAATCTTTCCGTCTTTTCTGTGGTAGATTCTGTATTCCTTGAACCAATCCTGGAGATGATCGAAGACTTTCAACCGTCCGGTCTGGAACCTTGTGATCATGGACATGATGCCCGGTTCGACTGCAATTCCGCCTTCTGGATTTAAAAAGTGAGATCCCAAGAAGTTGATCCCTGCTCTTCGGTACTGATCGGCTAAAGCGTGTCCGCTTCCCTTATCGTGGATCGATCCGTCATGGGGCCAAGCTACCGGAATCCAGTTCCCTCGGTGTTTGATTGCTTCTGCATGTTGCAGCATGGCTGCTCCACGTTGACAATAACTGTCGTAAAGATAAACCGTGTCTGTATCCCGGTCCCATGCTGCCCAGACGGTTGCTGTCGGATGGTCAAACCCAAAATCAATTCCGGCTATCCGAGGCCAGTGGTCTGGTATCTCAAATGGTGGTATTGCAAAGGACTCTTCTGCAATCGGGAAGACCTGTCCGGAACCGAGGACCGGAATCCCCTTGGATCTCATCTGTCTTTCGTGAATCGGAAGTGCCGAAAGGATCTCCTCTTTGACTTCTTCTGATAGATGCTTTGCGTCATCCCAGGTGGCTGTTACCAGTTGCTGAGAAGATTTTCGATCATTGAGAAAAGACTGAACAACTCCGGTGACTCCTCGTTCCGGAGTAAAGGTCATGTAGACCGGACCTCCGTTCTTCAGTGATGCTCTGAGACTCTGTGAATAGATATCCTGTGGTGGTTCCTCGTCCATCCAGACTACATCAACCGCTACCCCCATCCAGGCAGCAGGACCACTGTCGTAACTCTTGAACTGAAGTCTGCTCTTTCCCTTGACGTGTTTGATCAACGCCATCCCGATTCCATTGGGAACTCCGGGGTTCCGCTCTGTCGATAGAATCAGTTCCTTCGGGATTGCTGCTGTTCCCTGAGCATCCGGATCACCCGGTGTACCCAATAGTTCGCATTGAACAATATCTCTTGTTGCATAGTGACTCTGTCCTGCGGCCCAGGCTTGTATCGGTTCGTCAAACTTCCATCCGTTCCACCAATCGGGATACAGACCCGTTAAGTGATAAGCCAGTTCTGCTGCACCACAGAAGGTCTTTCCGGTCTTGTTTCCGGCCATCAGACAACGTTGTCGAGCTAACTTCCCTCCGTCATCTAAACCCTCGTGGAACTGTGACTGAAACGGATAGGGATCGTAGAATGAAAGCTTATTGAACTTGCGGACATCCTCGTACTCCTTCTGGAGTTTGAGAACCTCTTCAACGAGTTTTACTTTCTCCTTTTCTTCACTCACTTCTTCTTCTTAGCTTTCTTTGCTGCTTTCATCCCGGCTGGTGTGTATGGAAACTTTTTCTTTTTCCCTGTCTTCTTATCAGTGACCATTGGCATGACTATCTCCTTTTGGATTTGTTTCGTTTGGCAGTCTTGGCTGCTTGTTTAAACGCTTTGTCGGTAGGTGCTCCCTTCTCTCCCTTCTTCCTCATGGGCTTCCCAGACTTCCGTTTCTTGTGAATGTTGTGATAGAGTCCGTGTTTCGATCCCTTGTGCATACTGTCTCCTTGTTAGCAATCCTGTTCGTTCCTCACGTAGTTGCTCTAGCAACTCCACTGTTTCCGACTCCAATAGTTTGCTGAAGTCCGGTCATTCTTTCCCTTGATCCCTCCACTCCGAGCACAGTAACTCTTCTTTCGACCCGGTTGGTCCTTCTTGATGCTCATCTTCGGATCTCCGAAACGAACCTTGACTACATTCCCATTATCTTTCTTTACGTAGACTGCGAACTTCTTCTTCTCTCCCGGTGTCCGAAACGGTTTGTTCAGACTGACCTTTTTCCCCTGGTACTCTGCCATCCCAACATCTCCGATATCGGTCACATAGAATTCGGTATTTACAACCATCACAAAACTTGAAGAGACGCACCTTCACCACTCAACGCTAATGGATTATCGGTTTGCTCATGGACCTCCAACAGATTCGTTCTGCCGAAAAGATGGCCCGACTACCGGGTGTGGATCGTGGTATCCAACAAAGCACATGAACGTTTACGTCTCTACAATCTGAGCATCTTCTACTTTGTCGAGTCCGAGTAACTTCTCGGCTAACTCGTTTCCTAGCTTCTGTCTCGCTTCCGCTTCAATCTCCTTCGGAGACCTTCGGATTACCTCCTGCTTGATGTCGACTTCACTCTTCGGTTTGAAACCAGCCCTATCCAATAAATCCTTAGTCGCATTAAACCTCGTCTTCTCATCCTCTGCAGTAAACGCCAAGTCCACCATATTCTGTAAGCACTCAACCGCAATTTCACCAAGATTCGCTCGTACCTGGAGTTCAATCAGTTCTCCGTGTTTCCGGTTCATCTGACGGATTGTGCTCGGAGGTAAGTTTGTGTGGTCTGCTAACTTCCGGGTTGATAACTCTGCCGCTCGTCCCTGGGACCACATTGCTCCTACCGGTGCACAATTGATCTTGCCGAACTTCTCCTGGATCTCGATGTCCCGTTGTTCTACTCGTCTACGTGGGTTCTTCATAACTCCCTTGATCATTTTTGATCAGTTTATATCAGAAGGACGGAGAAGGCGCTAGGGTTTTTTCCTCCGGGAAGGGGAAGGGGATGACCTACCACAGACAGAACGTCAATTTTGGACCCCTACCCCTATCGAAGACCGATGAAAAACATGGTCAAAATCGGTGGTTTAATTGCTAATCGACAGAATACTATCATCTATATGTTTGTTCTTTATGGATATTGAACTTATAGAACTTATAGACTGTCAATGAATTCAAGTACTTATAAGTTTTGATAAATTATCGGTGATAAAAACTGGAGAGACCTGGAGGTACTGGAACGGGACCGGGCGAGATGTCGAGTTTTGATTTGTTACCGGAAAATTACTTCATTCATTCACCACAAACCACCGGCCACCCGATGACTACCACCACCAAACTAATATATTAGTCTATCAATATCCCCGATAACTACTGAGCAAATGCCCGGTGACTGAGCAAAGAAACAGAAAAAAATGATCAAGAATGATCAAAAAATCTTGACGTGCTAAAAAAGCACATGCTAGGATCGTTTTACTGATTCAATTCTGATCAGTGATTCTATACCTTATTTAAAGAGGGAACGATGACTAAGCTGAAAAGAAAAATGATTGATCGGGTAGTTGATGTATTGACAAGCAAAGATCCAGTCTTGGAAAGCCTCCGACAAAATGATCAGGACAAGTTGGAGAGACTGATTTCAATGTATTCAGAAAAAAAGCTTCTCGCAATGATTCCAGAAAACGAAAGGTATTCATTCGAAAAATACATGTAATTCAACCAGCCCAGACAACTGGGCTTTCTACCTTATTAACAAGAGGAAACGATGAAACCGAAGCTATTCTGCTTTTACACGAAACCATGGGAGCATCCTGACTGTGATTGGCTTTGCATGGTGACCGATATCAAACAAGCTCTGTTCTACGCTAATCATTTTAGTATTCCGCATTCCGGAGTCGGAACAGACGGGGAGTGTTTCTGGATTATTGAACCAATGAACTTAAACAAGTAAAGGCATCATGGCAGTAGATTTAATCAAACGAGAACTAAACGTATCCCAAGAAAAGAAACTGGACATCGTAGCTTGTTTAAAAGTGCTGGCAGAGCACTTGGACAGTGACGATGAATGGACCTATGCCGGGAAAGTCTTTGCTGTTGAGCTATCGAAGTTCCGGAAGATCCAAAGACTACAACGAACCTTATTTGACATCGAAACCGATGACAGAACCCCAGACCTTTCGGAGGTAATGTGAACGGATACTACATCTACAAGTTTCGTTTCGGCAAGCCTCATACCTTGTACAGATCCGGATTGACTAAAGAAGAGGCAATGACTTTCTGCAAATCTGAACCGATCCGATACGACAAGAAAACTGGAGAACCAGTTTGGTTCTATGGGTTTTCAGAAACTAAATTAAAAAACTTTAATGCAGAATAAGAGGGACCATGTCTAAACAACTAATCAAACTACTAGCAGAAACAGGAAACACGAAACTAGACAAGACTCGGACTGATCAGGTTTTGATCGCTGGGTTGTCTTTATCTCCTGCTGATACTTCCGGAAAAGAACTATGCCCTAGTCGATCTCCCGGTTGTACTTCGGTCTGTTTATTTGATCAGGGGAGAGGAAGGTTTTCTAACGTGAGGCAAGCTAGAATCCGGAAAGCCCAACTGTTTCTGGAAAACAGAAAACTATTTCTAAGCACTCTCGAATCTGAACTGGATGCAATCGAAAGGAAAGCAGATAGACAAGGAAAGACAGCTTTTGTTCGTTTGAATGTTCTTTCGGATGTGGCCTGGGAACTGGTAGCACCTAGCTTGTTTAAACGGAAGATCAGGTTTTATGACTACACCAAAAGATTTGATCGAATAGATCGATACCTTACCGGAAAGTTTCCTTGCAATTATGATCTGATCTTTTCTAGATCTGAGGAAAACGAGAGCTTTTGTTTAGATGTTTTGTCTTCTGGTGGTGTGGTCAACGTAGTCTGGAGAACTAGGGAAAGCATACCGGATACTTGGTATGGTTATCACGTGATAAAAGAACAGGATGATACGGATATCTGGTGGCTAGGAAAAGTCTCTCAGGTAGGTGGTGCATTCGCAAAAGGTAGTGCAAAGCAGGATACAACCGGGTTTGTCCTATGAGAGTCGTAACCGTTTCTTGGAAAGCAGGGAAATTTATTGTCACGGATCAAAACGTAGTGATTTGGTCAGGATATCCGAAGCAATGGCATTTCCTCCAGGAAGCTATCCATGGTGCTGGTATCCGTTTTACTGATGAGGTAGCGATGCAACAGTACTTAAAGAATTATCCGAACTAATCAACAGAACCCTCTTCGGAGGGTTTTTTCATTTGAGGTACTATGATTACAATATTTTCAGAAACTCACCGAGACGCTTGCCTAGACAATACGAGCATCAATGACGCATCAATCTATGATGAAAAAATTTCGAAGTATTTCCAGTTTCTTGAAGACAAGGCCAAGTCAATAGGTTTTGAAGTGGAAATAATGGATCGATTGAGTGGGTTGTCTTATTGGGCTGAAACTGATGAAGAGCATGAATTCATGCTCTACGAGATTCCTGATTTCTGGGAGTGGTTCCATGGCTCACGCTAGTTTCCTGATCTAATACTTCCCTGGGCAAGTTCTCCGGAGCTTGTCCTTTTTTTTATGCTTTATTCCTGGTATCCCCAAAAACTATCATCCTTGACCTCTCAAATCTATCACCACGGACCTTTTATAGTTCAATGCTAGTCCAGTATACATCCAGAAGATCTCTTGATCTCAATAGATTTGAGAACAATCACAACTTTACTTGCTTTTTGTTGCTTTGAACCCGATTCGGTCAGCTTGGATCTTGTATTCCGATTGCATTCGATTAGGTTCTAGTCCGCTCAGGACCGCAAAAATTACGACCTCCGCTCATAGGCGCAAAAGTTATGGCTAAGAAACCTCTGCTCGTATCCACCGATTGTCTACAGACGATGACTGATGAGGAATTCTTCGGAGACAAAAGTCCTGGGGAATGGTTACGTGGAATTAGAAAGGAACTCGGATTCACTCAGCAGGAGATGTCTGACGTTCTCGGTTATACCAGAGTAAATTACACTAAGTTTGAATCCGGATACCAAAGTTTCCCGAAATCAGTCGCTACCGTAGCACTCTTAATGAAGATGATGTACCACTCGGAAGAACTGGATAAACGGATCTTCGTTTCTCCACCGAGAATCCACGATGCTTTGATCCAAGAAGCTACGGCAAGAAGACCACGGATCAGAATTGATTAACGGATTTCAGATTAAATCTGATTTATCTGATTTATTTTTGATCAAGGGTATTGACAGGACTCAGGTTTCCATGTTATCTTCCAGATCAGACGGTAACCCAAAAGAACTGTACTTCGTTAAGACAGTACTACTAATATGTACTGACCCCGAAAAACACCCTTAAATTCCCTTATTGGCACCAACTGGCACCGTGACAGTTAGGAAGTAGTGCCATTAAGCACATTTAAAGCCTTTTGTAGACCGTTTCTCGACCATTATCATGGTCTCTTCAATCATTCCTGACTCCAGTAACTGCTCCAGGATCTGCACTCTATATGCCTTCGGTATATGGTGACAGCTTCTATTCAGTTCCCGGTTACTGATCCCTCCTGGTTTCTCCGATATCTTCTGATAGACCTTGTTGATCCGTTGTTCGTGTTTCGTTTCTCCCATTTCTCCGGCTGCCCGTTGACTTGCATTACTACACAGATAGTTAGTCAATTCGACTGACCACTTCATATGGTCTTCCGTAACTACGGGCAGATCATGCTGGTAGCCACTGATGGAGACCAGTAGTGCCGCTTTGCGACACATATCGTTTGCTCTCTTCCAAAGGTCTCTGGCTTTGTTGACCGGATTCCGACTGTTCTCCTTCCACTGAACCTGTGCTTCCCGTAGTACCTCATTTGCTCCTTCTGTAGCCGTAATGACTTGGGGCATTGGAATCGTAGCATCTTCTCCCATGGAGACTCTCGGCAGAGAATACAGTCTCTTCAGTTGCTGGACCATCGATTGATTCAGGACAGGTTCCAGTACATTCTGCTCCTCCGGAGACTCGTCTCTATTTTCAAAGATCCAGAATCTATTTAGAAATCCATTACTGATTAGATCTCCATTGATCAACTGCCAGAATTGTTCTGGAGTGCTGGTTCCATAGATAGTCACATGCGGCTGATGAATGACCTTCCTTCCTCCATCGGTCTTTGTCCATCCGGATCGATACGTTCCATCACTGAGACCATAGAGTTTCATCAACAGTTCCAAAATTCCAACCATATACGGACTACTGCTTGATAACTGAGTACGTTTCAGAAACTTCCCGAACTCATCGAGAAGAAACAGTAACTGTGGCTGATTGGACAACTGATCGACTACTCCGGCATCACTACTAATTTCATCTCCAGCAATCACCGAGTCTGCTCCAGCAGCTACCAAGTATCTATCGATCATTCTCCGTCCATGTTCCTTCCCTGCTGCAGTCGGTGCTACACTGAGACAATAGATGTTTGCTCTCATTCCAGACTGTGACTTGATTCTCTGACCGACTAAAGAACTGATGATCACGGAAGCTGCCGCTATCGATAATAACTTCTGTTTCTTGTAGCCGGAGTCACAGATCATCTCTGCTAGTTCTCCCAGGAATCCTGGAGGATAGTCCAGTTCTGGAACCACTACTTCCACTTCTTCTGGAAATATTTCCTCGACTACCTCTGGTCTCTGGATTCCCTGTTTCTTCAAGAACTCAATGGCTCTTTGATCTCTGAGATCGTTACTCGACATCTGGCCCTTCCCTTCTCCATGGGTTTTCGGATTACTTCTAGTTCATCGACCTGAGAATCGTTGGTGTAGATATAGCCTTCCATGGTGTCCAACAGAGCCTTCAGTCTCCCGTCTATATCGAAAGACCTACGGTTACCGGGAATCAATTCTACAATGATTCTGAGACGTTCTGTGGGGAAGGACGGGACTATGGAATCGGAGGATGTTCCTGCATCGCTCAATAGACCACGTAGTTCCACTAACGCTAGTTTATGAAACTCCCGTCCTTTTTCTGAAAGATAAACAGATCTACTGCGGAATGAACTTCTGTAGTAGGTGTTTACCGAAGGAGGAAAAGGTAGGTCAAAACTCAGGTTCATCGTCATCAGTATCAGGAACCGGAACTTGAGACAGCTTCTCCTTGTACTTCAGTACTTCAATATATCCGTTCTGATTCTTTCCAAGTTCTACGGCTACTGATCTGTTCAACAGGTCATCGGTATTGCTAAACGATCCTTCCAGACCACTGCAACGGGCGACTCTTCCAAGTTTTTTCTGAGCACTCTGACGAGTGGTTTCACTAGCATGACCGATATTGAAATTGTCCCAGACATGGCCATGATCGTTACCGAGTTTCATGTTCAACATCCATCCACCTGATCTAGTCGGTTTGCTTCCGATGTACAGAACCTCGACCATGTGCTCTCCCGGTGGCAACGGGGAGGTCTGAATCATTTCTTTCGGGTATTCGATTTCTATTTCAAATCCTAAGTCCATTTTTGGATCTCCTTTGTCTGAACAGTGCTTAAAAAGAATTGAGCTAGAGCAGATTGAATTTGATTCATCATTATTTTCTCTAACTTACTCGCTGATAATGGCTCAAATGGGAGTGCATGAACTGAATCTGTTACCACATCCAAACTTCGAGCGAATCTCCCCATATCCTCAACAATCACTTCTGCTGTGAGATTACTGTCGTTTAATGCTTGTAAAAACTTGAGTAACATTGACCCCCCCGGTCTCTGTTCAAAAGGGGTCTTGCCAGTAATGCAATCAAAAAAATACTGAATTACTTCATAGCCGTTCTCCTTTGCATATTGGTTAATTGCTTCTGCTTGTCTAAAGAAACTTGTCTTACGTTTTTTAGCAGTACTTAACTGCCCGTAACTACTGACTCTGATGTATCCAATCGCTATTTTCATTTGACGATCTCAAAAACTTTAGTCCAGAAGTTGAGTGAGTTGATAATAGCTGGAGTCAGAAGCAGAAATGCTAATGATGCCAACGTGAGAAAAAGACTGAATCGAAGTACTGCATCCATTGCTACTCCTAAAGTTAGAGGACAGAGACATCGTGGAGAAATGCGGATTCTCGTATTGATTAACTAGCCATGAATGAAGGACCACGTTTTTTTGGGAGGAGTGATCCGCTAGTTGTTCTCTGTCCGGTTTGGTTACGGGTGACTAAGTAATCTGTAATAGTCCTTCAGATAAACAGAGAGCGCTTTCAGAATCTCCTTGGATTCA